ATGTATGTCATAGTATACTCCTCCAGAATATACATATAAAATTCTATTTGTACCGATCGCAGCGTACTTAATTCCTTCTTTATTAACCATGTGATGCAAGCCTCTGGCTGCACCAGTTAATTTACTATCACCTAATTGAGACCAACCACCTATTTTTTCAGGTGTACCATATCTAAAACGAACGTTTTCACCACCAGTCCACTGTGATTCAGCGCCTGTAGATGTAACTTGTTTGTTGAAGCCTGGTAAAAAGCCTAGTTTTTGTAGCATAATATTACACTATATAAGGTTTTAAAATTTTTAATAGCAGTATATTATATTCTAGCTTTGAGATCAAATATTGAAATCCAATTATTTATATGATAAATACAGAAAAAAGATAGAAATATGAAATTTTACGATACCATTTTTGCAGCTCCAACTTTAGAGTTGGATATAAAAATCAACAATAAAAAAATAATTAAAGCTCTTAAACAAATTCAAAAACAGGATCCTGGTAGAGTCGTAAGTAATGCCGGAGGCTGGCAAAGTGGAAACTTAGATCCCAAATTAGAAATTTTTAAACCACTAACTAAACACATTATTGAAGCATCTATTGAGTTCTCAAAAAACTGCAAATTTAAACATGGTAGATATTCTATATCTAATCTGTGGGCTAACATAAATAACTATAGGGATCACAACGATTTACACATACATCAATACGCAATGATATCTGGTGTATATTATTTAAAAGCACCTAAAAATTGTGGAAACCTTGTTTTTAGACATCCTTCTCCGTGCATAGAATATGATTGGAGTAAAAATAAACTTATAGAAAACATAGACTATAATTCTGGATTATATAATTTTGTTCCTAAAGAAGGACAACTTTTATTGTTTCCTTCTTGGTTAGAACATTTTGTAAGACCTAATTTAAATAAAACACAGGAAAGAATTTCTATTGCTTTTAATATAGCTCTTTTATAAATAATTATGGACGATAAAGATAAAAAAATAATTGAATTAGAAAGAACTCTAGATGAAGAGTTAGGAGTTAAAAGAAGTGAAGTAATGAGAAACAAAGATCTTCTAGAACAAAATGAATTGTTAAAACACAACATAGAAAAGTTATTAAAACTTCAAGAAGAACAAGCAAAAGAAATAGCTAAGCTTAAATACCTTATAAAAAAAAGAGCGTTAGAAGATTAATCTTTATTGGTAAAATGAGGAGGCAATCCTAAATGAGGTCTTGTGTCATTAATAAATTTTTTTAATGACTTATCTACATAATGTAAAAAAACTTGACCACATATCTTTCCTGTAAAAGGTTCTCTCCAGTGTTCTAATTTATCTCCTTTATAAACCAACATGTCCCCTGGATCTAATTTTATTTTTTTACCTTTTTTATTTCCTGGTTTATAAACAGTGTAGTCTTTGTTATGCTTACCATTTTTATAATTAGGGTCTAAATATATTGGCCATACATCTCCTCCTAAATTTAGTGTTGTTGAAAAAGAACAACTTACTCTATCTTTGTGTCTTGGTAGTTCACTACCTTTTTCGTATAGTCTACAATAAGAATAAGTAGAATATAATTTTGTATTAAATTTTTTTTCAAGTTTAGGTTTAATTAAATCTAACAATGAGTCAAAAGCTGGATCTCCAAAAATACAATATTGATCTGGCACTTGACCATCACCAAATCTTCCAAAGTCTACATTAAACTCAGAAATATAATTAGAATCTACCATAGTTCTTAAAACTTTTTGTTTAAGTTTTAAATAATTAAATAAAAAATTTGTTAAATCTTTGCTAATAGCTTTTTCTATTACAACGTAATTCATTCTATATAACCTATGTTAACAACAACTCTATATTTAGTATTAGTCTGAGTAATTGGTGAATGCCATATACTACCATCCATAAATAAACCTTTATTTTTTTTACATTTTATTGTTACTTTTTCATCTAATAAAGTTCCTCCATTAGTAGAATTAACATAATACAATAAAATTTTATGGTTGTATTCGTAATCCCTATGTTTAGGATAAACAGTATTTACATGGTCTCGTAAAAATAAATTAGATCTAACGTTTAGTAATTTTTTAAATTTTATTTTTTTAAGCAACGGTTCAACTATTTTAATATACGCTGAGTTGGATTGTCCGTCCTTATAAAACAAATGATTAAAATGATAATAATCATCACCTTCAGCTATTATACTGTCATTATAATACCAAGGAAAAGTATTACAAACTAAAGTCTGATGTAACAAATCATGTTGTTTTTTAGTTAACAAGTTATCTTTTGTTTTATATTTCATTATTAAAAATAATTTATGTTTATATTAACTCGTGCATGATCATCTGTGCAATGAGTGCTATTATGTGTTTTAGTAGAATCAAAAAATAAAATTCTATTTTCTATACTTTCTATTTTTGTTTTACCTTTGTTTAAAAGAGTATGTCCATTGTTAGTATTAATATAAAAAATAGCACCTTTGTGTTTAAAAGAAAAATCTATATGAGGTTTATTTTCAGAATGCTTACCCACATTAGGATAAAAATTTCCTTTAACTCTATACAAAGAAATAACATCCATTTTCTTAAACAAAGGTTGCAATATATCAATAGAGGGACTTAAAGGCCTATCGTTATAATAAAACAAATGTGTAAAATAATATTTATCTGTTTTTGGTTCATCTACAAAAGTAACATTAGGTGTATAATACCAAGGAAAGTTTTGAGACATCATATGTTCTTGTATTTTTTTAAAATCTTTTTTATTTAAAAAATTATCTATTACTTTGAAATCTGAACCAGGCATTATAGGTATATCTCCCATTGTTTTTATTGTTTCCAAAATTACCAGCTGATTTATGTTTATAATTTGAACTAAATAAAAAAGCTCTGTTTTGAATATATTTTACGTTTAAAATTTCATTTTCATCTTCATCATAAAGAATAGTCCCAGATTTAAAATTAGTTTTAGATAAATAAACTAGTAAAGAATAGTCAGCATCATCTTTATGAATCCATTCTTTTCCATCTTGTTTTAATCTTAAATGTAAATAACTGTAGAGATTTAAAGGTTGATTAGAAAAATTATTAAATTTTTTAGAAAAAGTTTCCCAAAAAAGATTAAAAAAATTTTGATTAGATTGATGCAATAACAAACTTCTTCTTCCTATCCAAAACTCATTTGTATTTACAGCAGATTCTGGGTGATCTTTGTATTTATATAGTTTTGTATTTTTAATATAAGATTCTACTTTAGAAAAATCATCAAAAAAATTATCAACAATAGATACTTTCATTATTTAAAAGGTTTTCCTAAACACCACATAACCAAACTATACCTATTTCCTTTAGTTACAGGAGATACTTTATGCCACGTATCTGAAGGAAATACTACTATGCTTCCTTGAGGTTTAATTCCTTTAAATTTAAAAGGACGTGTTTTTCCATAAACATGTTCAAAATCAAAAAATAAATCTCCGCCTTTATATTCTTTGGGATCAGTTAAAGAAATTATTGCAGAAAGTTTTCTAGTTTTATTATGTATATTTATTTGATTGGGTCTATTATACGGCTCATCCCAAGCATCCCTGTGCCAATCATAGTGTTGTTTTTTATCATAAATTGTAAATTGAGCTGACTCACTCCAATCCCATTCAAAATTCCAACCTGCGTTTTGATTTGCTCTATGAATATAAGGATGTATTTCCCTATAAATCCATTCATTGTTAAGCCAAACTATATTTGAGTCTCTAATTTTTTTAGATTGTTTTTTATTTGATTTTTTTGATTGTCCGGTAATAGCTATTTGTTTTTCTTTTGCAAGACCTGTTTTAATAATCTCATCACAAAACTTGTTTGTTAAAACTCTATCGAAATACCAAAATCTATTTTTATTTAGCATAAATTTAATACCGAGGGTTCATAACTTGATACTGCGTTACAATTAAAAGCAATAGTAATTCTTTCTTTTTTATAGTTATAATTTTTAACTTCATGGTTAATTAAAGGGTGAAATAAAATAAATCTTCCTTTTCTTTCTTTTATCAATAAATCATATTCTTTAAAATAAGTTCCTGGTCCAGGACCATCGGTTAAAAATATAATAGCAGAAAATCCAGTAGACCCATAATGGTTATGGATCTTACAATAATGATTATTGTTTTTATATATGTTACCCCAAGCATCCACAATTTTAAAAGCAAAACCAGGATAATATTTTTTAAATGCTAAAGCATTTACTTCAATAAATTTTAATAAATTTTTACTGTTGACTAAAGATTCGTAAGGGGTGCTTTCTGCTGTTACAGCAGGCATGTCTTTTTTAAACTGCATGTTAAAACGAACTTCTTTAATTAAATCATTAATTAATTTTGTGTCTTTACATTCAGCCACTAAAATTTGTGTAGGTATTTTTATTTCTTTATCATATAATTTCATATGCTGTATGGCGCATATTATATCAGAGATTATATCTTAAACAAGTCTTAAGAAGCTTCGTAAACGTTAGAGCTAGTATTCCAAACAAACTCAGTTTGGTCATCCGCTGCATACGCTTTCCAAGTTTGTAGTTCTTCACTCCATACTTCTAAAGCAAGTCTTTTTTCATTAACTTCTATAACATTTGGTTTAGCTATAGGTGCTTGCCACAAACAAGTTTCTTCGTTTAAAGTCCAAGAGTTATGTGGTTTAGGTGGTATAAATGCATCTCTTGTAGAATCATAAGTGTAACCTGCACTAGCATAGTTTTTTCTTATACTACCATCTTTAGCTGTTTGAACCCAAATTGTATCTTGACCATGTAAATTTTTTAAATGTGCAATTCCAGCTTCTTCTGTTGACGCTTCTGCATCATCAACTACTGATACTTTTAAAACGATTCCATTCGCTTCATTTTTTATTTTTGCAAAATAAGCCATTAGAAAGATACCGTTCCATCCACTGTAAAAGTTAAAACTTTATCACTACCATCTGTAGCTATTGAATTTGTTCCGGGAGAAACTGATAAATCACCTGGTGCATCTGCTGATGCAATTCTTAAAATAACAATTCCGTCTCCACCGCCGCCGCCAGCGTACATTGGTATTCCTGGTCCTCCGCCAGATCCTCCTCCGCCGCCGCCTTGACCATTAGTTCCGCCGGTTGCAGCTCCGTTTTGTCCGTTTTTTCCGTCACCTCCGCCGCCGGTTCCTCCGCCAGCTCCTTGACCGTGGCCAAAATAAGCCCCGCCGCCACCGCCACCAGCTCTTGTGACAGATGATCCTGTAATTGAATTTGCAGTTCCGTTTCCTCCACCTCCAGATTGACTGGATCCAACTTGTCCTTGTTGCGATGCTCCTCCACCTCCAGAACAATTGAATTGTGGCCATGGTGATGATCCTCCGAAAGGTCCTGTTCCACCGCCTGGGTTTCCTTCTGATGGACTAAAACCACCAGAGTTTCCTTGACCAGCGTATCCTGCTGTATATCCGCCTCCGCCGCCAGATCCTCCAGCGCCTGCTGCATTTGCATTTGATGAATCTGAAGTTGGTTGGCCGCCTCCGCCGCCACCTGTTGTTATTAGAACATCTCCACCAAGACTTGTAGGACCACCTTCAGCCCCTTTATTATCTACAGGTCCGCCAGCTCCTCCAGCTCCAATATCAATGGCTGCTCCAGATTCTAAAGCTATTTTTGTTCCTCCTGGATAAGAAGTTCTAAAACCTCCCGCTCCAGCTCCTCCAGCTTGTGATCCAGCTCCGCCACCGCCGCCACCGACGATTAAATAATCAAAATCTAAAGTAGGGGCACCTGAGCCACCACCAAATCCTAAAATCTGGTAACCAAATGATTTACCTTTTCTTGATTGCGTATTCTTTGAACTTTTTCCTTCTGATGGCAGAAGGTTTCTAATTTTTCTCATATCCTACTCCTTATGCGTCGTTAGCTGCGTCAGTAGTATAGAATATTTTTACTCCTAGAACTCTTGATTCACCTGTAAAAGTATCACTACCATCTGCTGCATCTCTATATAATTGAAAGTAAGTTTGCTCACCTGCTGCAGGAGAACCCGCAACTGTCATTGCACTACTTTCAGATGTAATTTGTTGATCCTCTACTGTTCCAATTCCTGCATCAGTAACTTCTATTGCTGTTCCATAAGCAACATCAATAGTATCGCCATCAGCACATGCTACACCTTGTAAACCAAATATACAGTTACCTGTGTTAGTTGTGCTTGGAGACCAATAAACTTGATAAGTTAAAGTCCCTTCGTTCCATGATTTAGGCATGGCTACTGTAAATTGTGTATATTGTTTTGTACTAGCATCAAAATCAAATACTTTTAAATCTGGTCTTATTGCTGTTGTTTCAACTTGAGCTGCATCTGCAGGATTAGTTGTTGGTCCGTACATTGCTTGAGCTGGTATCCACATAGTTTCTTTACCAGCAATTTTTAATGCTGAACCATTTCCTTGTAATGTACCTGATCCTTTTGGAACAAGGTTAAGACTTACATTAGTTTCTCCAGAAGCAGTAATAGTTGGTGCATTACCTGTAGCAGCATTTGCTAATGTAATTTCATTAACAGCTGAACTTGTTGCAGTAAGATTAATTAGTTCATTTCCGTTAGTGTCTAAAATGTTAGTACCAATTTTAGGACTAGTTAAAGTTTTGTTTGTTAAAGTATCTGTTGATGTAGGTGTTACAGTACCTGCTGGTAAAGTATCTATGTCTGGATTAGTTCCATCATTTGCAGTTGCAAATACAACAGCATCACCTTTGTTTGTTGTTGAAAAAGTAAACGAATCTCCTGAACCAGTTATATATTTAAACTGTACTGTGTATGCACCTGATGTTGAATTTCTTAAAAAATAAAATGTTTGAACATCTAGAGGTATTGTAACAACTGCATTATCAGATAATGACCCTGTAAACTCAATCATTCTGTGTGCAAGAGTTGCACCAGCTGATCCATCTGAAACAGTTAAATTAACTGTGCCACCACTTGTTACTGCTTGTGTAGTATATCCACCTGAAATTTGTTCGATTATGTTTAAGTTGGTGTTAGTTTTTGTTCCCCATGTACCGGCGTTTTCACCAGTTGCCATTAGTTCTACACCGAGAGCCGTATAAGTTGATGCCATAATTTTGTACTCCTAATTAATATCTTTTTTTAATTTGTTTTATACTCATTGTCAATCATTTACTGCAGTATAATTTGCAGTTTGTGCTGCAGTAACTGAACTATATCCTGCGCTTTGTGTTCCAGTAATATCTTCGTAACCTAATGGAGCTACATTACCTACACTAGCAGTTGCAGAAACTCCTGTCAATCCCATAACATCTGCTGGTGCCAAAGATCCTACAGAAGAAGTTGAACTTAATCCAGTTAAACCCATAACATCTGCTGGAGTTATTGCTCCTACAGAAGACGTCATAGAAAGACCTGTTAAATCAATAATTGGATTTGTAGAAGTTGCAATAGTGCCTAATGATACTGTTGCAGAAAGTCCTGTTAATCCCATAACGTCTGCTGGTGTAATTGCACCCACAGAAGCAGTTAAACTTAATCCAGTTAATCCCATTGTTTGATCTGCAGGATCTAACGAACCGACTGATGCGGTTGCACTTTGACCTGTTAAACTAAACGTAGCATCAGAAATAGCTGTAGGACTTCCAACTGATGATGTTGCACTTAAACCTGTTAAGCCCATTACATCTTGAGGCACTAAGAAATATTCACCACCCCAACCAGTTGTTGAAGATCCCCAAGTTAGTTTACCCCAACTTACATCTTCTCCAATACCAGTTGTTGCTTCAACACCGGTTAATTCAACTGTTATTCCAGAAGAACCCCAGTTTTCATCACCCCAACCATCAGATCCCCAACCGGTATTTATTTCTGTTGTAATTGTAGGTGAACCTGTTGATGAAGTAGAGGAAACTCCGGTAAGTGTAATGATAGCATCATTAAGTTCGCCCCATTCACCATCATTCCAAGCTTGTGCTCCCCAACCTAATGCAAATTCATTAGTGGTTCCCCAACGATTAGTACCCCAGGTTGTGCCTGATTCATTCCAAGAATTGGCCATAAGGATTGCCTCCCTATGCTATACGAATTATTGCGTTAGATGCGTCAGCTGTTGGAAATTGAATTGTAAAAGTTCCGCTTGTTACAGTTTTGTCTGAACCAAATGCAATTGCACAAACTGCAGGATCGCCTGATGCAGTGTCATTAAAAATTAAACAACCATTAGCTGTGAATGAAGCTGACGTCCAAGAAATATCTGCAAAGTCACAAACTGCTGTGTCTGTAGATAAAACAGGAGTTATGTTTGTAAGTGCTTTTCCTTTTGCAGAATAAGCTGAACCCGATGTGTTAGAAATTTCGTTTGATGTACTGTAAGCTGTTGTTGATTTATTTAAAGTTGCTGAACTTGTATATAAAGCTATATTAAAAGTATTTGCACTTTCTGTAAAATTGTGAACTGCTTTTAAAATTTCAACTTTAAAACTGTTACAAATTGCCGATGTTATTGCCATAATATTTTTCTCCTATTATTGAGGCGGTGACTCGATTGGAATTCTTATTGTACCATCCGTGTAATCGTCTCGTCTTCTTCTTCCAATTTGCATCGCTGCAAACTTTTGTAGTTCAGTTTTATACTTCTGTTCGTATAATGTCAACATATCAGTTGGACCTTTTAAGAAAGAATATGCTTCTACTAAACATGCATATAACAGACCTTGAGGAAAGTATTGACTGATATAAGTCCCAGAAGTCTCTGTTTCTAAACCAGGTGGAATTTTATTATAATATATTCTAAATACATAATTAGCGTCTGGTGTAGGAGCTAAATAAATAGATCCTGATGTAGTATCAGTTGTACCTGTTGCACCACCAAACATTGAATAATATTTAGGTTTTGCAGTAACGTCTGCTCCTGAAGTAGTAGATCCTTCTGGACCTGTTAGTCTTCCTACAAATTCACTTAAAAAAGTTTGATCACGTCTTTCTAACCACGTACCTTGTTCGGTAGAGTTAGTTGCATTAAATACTTCTACACCTCTTACAAATAAAGTTCCTGCAGGAACTCTAATATTATTTACGTCTGTTGCCATTGTTCCTTGTTCAACAAACCTGTCTGAATCCATAGGAAGATCATAAGCAATTCTATATTCTGAATTTTCTATAAATCTATTTAATATAGCAGCAGTAAAAACGTTAGCATCTACTTCAGTATAATTTCTAATATCTGTCTGTAAGTTTGATAAATTGTATCCAGCCATAATAATTAACCTCTATCATTAACGGGTCCAATTGTACACTGAAAACCGCCTCCTGTTTCTGCACTAGTAGCGTTAGATACTAAAGGCACTGTTAAAGAATTATATATTATTTTTGTAGATGGTTGCGCTCCTGTATCAAAAGTAGTTCCTACAGCTGTTGCTAAATAAGATCCAAAAACTTTAGCTCCAGATAAATGAGAACCAGCTGTTGTATTAGCAAAAGTTTTACCTTTGTATGGGGCAGAAGTTCCACGTGTACAGCCTGTTAGTGTATTCGTGCTTCTTCCTGTATATTCAATTGTTTCATTTTCATATTTACCTGTTTCACTATTTACTTTTTCTATAACAATAAAACCTGCTGTTGGAAACTCAGATCCATCAGTTAAAACTATAGATGTAGCAGTGTCACTTATATTTCCATTTAATGTTGTAGATAATTCTAAAGTTGTAACTGCAACACCTCCAACCGGTTGTTTAACAGCTTGAAATCTTACGTGTGTTGTGCCTTCGTTTAATTTATTATCTGGAAAAGAAATACTTAAAACTTTAGACGCTGCTGTTGTTGTAAATGGATTGTTTGGTAAAATGTCTTGTACTGGAAACTCAACTCTTGCAGGTCTTGCATGTAGTAATCCTTGTGGGTCCGCACCTACAGGATGTGGTTCTAATTGTGGTTGCTTAGGTTCAAATTCAGAAATATGTACCCACGCACCAGTCCATTCTTTTACCATTTCTCGATATGGAAAAGCTGCGCCTGATCTATCAGATATTGCTAATGCTCTGCTACCTTTTGCGAATCTAGCCATTATACATTTGGATAGTATGT